CTATGGGTCACTTCGAAAACACGCCGGGTACGCAGTTCTGGACGCATTGGGCGCCACTGCCGAGGAAACGTCCATGAGAGACAAACGCATTCCCCAAAACAAGCGTGGAGGTGAGCCACTGACCGTGGTCTACTCAATCAAACTGACCCAAAGCCAGCGCATTGCACTGATGCGTTTAGGCCCACAATGGATGAGGAATCAAATTGAACGATCTGCCGAATTTTGCAGCCTGGGAACGGACAACACTGGACAAGTTCGCCCTGGACGCCTACCTAAGACTTCAAACCCAGCAGGAGGCGTTGGAGCAGCTACGGCAAGACCTGCGAGATGCAATGAGCCTGCTACGCAAACAAACGTGTGCTGCTGCGGTCAATGATTAGCGCCTGACGCCGGGGCTTGTCAGCAATGCTGATGTGCGTCCAGGCGTCATACTCGCGGATGATCTGGTCATAGGGCAAGTGCAGCAGCGCCCTTACCACAGCGTCTGGAGCCATCCCAGGCACTCGGAAGTCAGCAGCTAGTCCTAGCCTATGCTGAGAGGTGTCTTTGCTGCCTACGGCGTCATTGACGGCCTTGCTGCGAAACGCTGAGTTGATCATTATTGGCTTGCCGCCTAGCGTAGTTTTCACTGTCTCCAGAAACTCAGCTAGCCGCTTGAGGTTAACCAACTCAGTAGCGTTCGGCGTGTTGTCCAGTAGCCGGTGATCAGTGTGCGTCAACTCGGCAAGGGTAAAGTGCGGGGTCATTTGTTTCTCTCTGAAATAGCCTTGGCCTTGGCCTTGGCGTCAGCCTTGGAGCTGGCACCCCAGGCATTGAGACTCAGCAGCAGCCGGGTAGGTTTACCGTCCTTGTACTCTGGCCCATCATTGCCAGCCATTCGAGCCAGGAAACTAGCCCTGCGAGGGTTGTCACCAGACTTCACAGGCGCTTTGATGTCCTGACCAGACGCCTTCAGGCTTGCCCTTCCAGCAGCGTTGAGGCCACCCTTGGGGTTCTGTCCTTCCTTGCGCTGCCAGGCTGGAGTTTTCATTTCTTTTTGGCAGTCTTAGCTGCTTGCTTGAAGTCCTTGGCGCTTGGCGCTGCCTTGCTGCCGACCTTATTCATCTTCTCGCCAGATCCAGCGGCGATCCGTTTTTGCTTGGCATTGATGTTTGCATAAAGTCCAGGTTTCATGGTCATTTCCTTGAGAGTAGATCAGTCTTGGCTTGGGAGCCAGCACTTGAGCCAAAGTAGTAGGCAATAATGCCCGTCCAGGCTGTACCAAGACTGCCCAACATCATCAGGATAGCTGGGTTGCTGGAGTCGATCTGGTTGAAGAACATCATCACCATGATGCCGAAGAATCCGATGGTCACAGCACTAGCCAACAATGGCGGCATCATTGACCGAGTTGTGGCCTGCATATCACGGGCAGACTTGCGATCTTCAACCTCTAGCTTTTCAAAGTTAAGGCCAAGCTCCTGCGCTTGCTTTTGCAGTTCAATCTCAGCAAGTTTGACTTGAGCAATCTGGTCAGCAGTCAGCTTGTTGTTGGCAATGAGGTCGCCTACCTTTTCCTCGTCCACGCCAATGGCCTTGGAGATGGCGCTTACTGCCATGCCTGCCAATGGTCCGCCAAGTGCAGTGGCAATCGTTGGTGCAATCTGTTTAAGCCAATCCATTATTTTTCATCCTCGTGCGATAGTTTTACGCCAGCCAGCAAGCCAATAAAGCCGCCAACAATAGTTTGAAATGCTGGGCTAATCAATTCAAAAATCTTGTTGTTGTCCACCTTCTCATCAAACAGCCCAAGCAGCATCACGCCAACCATGCCCATGACGACTACGCACAAGGTCAGGCTAACCATGAGCGTGACAAAAAAAGTGAGCTTGGCTTTCATTTTTATTGTTGGGCTTCTTGGATGGCGCCACGGGATGCGCCAGAACCAATTTCTTGAGCAAGTGCTGGAACAGTAAATGATTGAATAAATGCTTGTCTTGTAGGATCATCCATTAACTTCATCATTGATGATACCAATTCATTTATCTTACCTTGCTTGACACTTGAAGTCATAAACTGTGCGGTTGCTCCTGGATTCAACATTAATTCCGCCATTTGTTTATTAAATTCTTTAGCATTTCCTCGTTGAAGATGTTCAATAGCAGTACGACCAATAGAAACAGTTCGACTAAGTAAAGAAGGAATTTCTTTGGCAAGGTTTGGCAAACCAGTATCCAATGCTCCAACTTTCTTAGCTAGTTCATCAGCTTTAGAGACTCTTTTTAGATCAGCCAAGACATTGTTAACAGCACTTACTTCCCCTGGACTAAGAACATCAGATAGTTTTTCATATCGAGGAATGCCAGTAGCCTTCTTAATAGTTCCTGCTGCATTCTCTACGGCTGTGGCGAACACGCCTGCACGTTCCTTCTCCAAAGGAGCCTGTAACTGCTTGGACAAGAAATTACCAATTTCCATGCGATTTAGTTTATTGCTGTAGTCAGAATATGATGTCAAATACTTTGACCAAAGACCATCTGAAGATTTATTGAGTGAAGAGTCAATGTACTTCTTTACATTGGTAAGCGCACTGGCAGCTTGTTGAGGAAGTCCACCAGATGCGTATTGTTCACCTAATCCAAGTAACTTAGCAATTTCTTGATTTGAAATCTTACGCACGTTCTCATACAAGTCTCGGCTATTCACAAGCCCATTCTCATCTGCCTTTGATGTAATCTTGTCTTTTACAGCTTGCAGTACAGACTTACTTTGATCAGATACAGTTCCTTTAATGGCTTTATCTATTTCGTCGGTAATGTCTGCAGCACGTAAAGGAAAGAAACCGTTTTGTTCTAGGCTATTGAGTTGAAACTGTTTTAACTTAGCCTCTCCTCGCAAAATACCAGAAAGTTCTTTATATGCTTGGGAGCGCCCTGTCGCTTCAGCAGCAATATCTCCAGCGGATAGCCAACCAGGACGACCAACATCAGCAATTGTTTGTTGCTTTGTGGCAGCTAATCCAGTCATCCCAACTGTTTGTTCCGCAGCAGCTAAACTATTGAACTTGTCTGCAATCTCTTTTTCAAGTTTTGTGAACAATGGCCCCGCAAGATTTGCTTGTTCAAGTGCCGTTTCACGCATTGGGCCTGTAACATCCCCTCTTTCTGTAGCCAAAGCAGTACGTTCAACTTCTGTTCCAGAGATTCCCTGCAATGAACGTACACGGGCGGCTTGTTGTTCTGTTGTACGTTCAACAAATTTACCAGCAACCCCAGATTGAGCAGCTAGTTTACGTTGAGCAGCCATTAATTCCACAGAAGAAGGAATATTTGAAATAGCCTCGGCTACTGTAGGACGAGAACCAGACACAAGTTCTTGAGCATCACGAAGTGCAGTAATAACCTTTTCACGTTCAGGTCCTGCCAACTCATCCAAATTCTTTTTCATGTACTCTGTACGACCAGAAGCAGTAAGTCCTTTAACCATTCCAGCTAATGAGCTAAAAACAGAAATACCTCCTTGAATCAAAGGCCCAAGAATTGCCCCTGTAGCCATCTGCTCTAACTTCTTCTCTCCATACTGGTCTGTAGGAGCATTAACAGTTTGTAGAGCACTCAATCCAGCACCTGTAACTGCTGCACGGGTAGTAGCAGGGATGATTCCTGTTGCAGCCGCCATTGGCGCATTTACTGCACCTACTAGTCGGTTAGTGGGACTAATTACATTTCCCAAAAGTTGATACGGGTCAAACCCAGTGCTTCCCATACGTTGACGGGCTTCTTGAGTAGCTTGTTCGTATTGCTGTACGTTTGTATTTGCACCTTGCTTTATGGAGGAGCCAAACAAACCAGTATTAGCCAGCATTTGATTAACGGCCAAAGCAGGGTCTATTACTGCACCTTTAATGGTTCTTGCAAGTGGACTTCCTAAACCAAACATACTTTCAAGAGTAGAAGGAGGTGAAGTTACAGCAGTAGGGGCTTGACTTCCTCCTATTGGAATTTGTGATATGCCAACAGGAGAAACTTGTTTTTCAAGATAAGCATCAGGATTAAATTTTTCATCAGCCAGATAAGCATCAGGATTAAAAGTTGCCATTACATCCCCAATTTCTTTTTAATTGCTGCTGCACGGGCATCATTAGGATTTGCATTAGCCCAATCCAAAGCTTGCTGATCCATTGGAGACATAGCTCCTTTCTTAAGATAGCGATTTGAAATATTATTCAAAATAGCAAGGTTTGCTTCTTGAGTCATATTTTCATTACCAAGTGAATCTAAGTATGTTTTTAATTCAACATTTGAATTCAATTGTTGTGAACTCATTCCTGTTGCTTCTTTTACAGCATTTAAAAGCTGAAGACGAATACTTTTAAGTTCATCTCGCTTGGTTTGTGCCGACGTACCCGTTACACGACCCATTGCTTGACCAACAGTACCAGTACCCAAAGATGTTATTAAATTTGACAATGGCCCTTGAGATGTACTTGTCATGCCACCCATTTTTGCCAAGTCTTTTACCAAAGTCTGCGCCGTAGAAATTGTGTCTCCCAATGCGGTTTGTCCTTCAGCAATTTTTTCTGCTTTGTCTTGTGCTTTTAGAACGGCTGCTGATGGGCCTTTAAGAGATGCAGCCAAGGTAGCCATATCTGTTTTGCCTTGAAGCATTATTTTTGCAATCTCAACTTTTCCTTGTTGAGCGATTGCAGCCATTTCTTTTGCAGTAGCCCCTCTATCTTTAGCCGCAGCTACTTGTGCATCAATCTTATCTTGTGCTAATTGCTTCTGTAAATCAAGTCTATCTTGTAGTGCTTGTTTCTGAAACTCAAGTTGAGAATTTTTAGCTTCATTTCTATCTTTAGCCATTCTCTCCTCAGAATCAGCCCTGTCTTTAGCAAGTTGTTCTCTCAACATACGATCAGCTTCTTTTTGGGCAGCCTGAGCATCAAGTCTATTCTGTTCAATTAGTTTCTGAGTCTCTTGCCGATTCTGTTCAAGTTCCTTTCTAGCCTCAATCTTTTCTCTTTCCGTAGTTAATCTAGATTCAAGTTTATCTTGCAAAGCAACCCTGTCAGCTTCAAGTTTATCTTGACGTGCAATCTTGTCAGCTTCAATTTTTTCTAGACGAATAGCCTTGTCAGCTTCAGACTTGGCTGCTGACGTAAGAGCAACAATAACCTTATCTGGATCGCCATATTTAATCAATACGCCTCGAATATCCGATTCAGTAGCAGTGGCAGGTAACTTATTCAACTCATTACGCAATTTTGTTTCTTGCTCAACACTCAATTCAATTTTGCTAGTTTGAGCAGCGGATTGCTTGGCTGATGCGTCAGACGCTACTGCTGCCGCCTTACGCTGACCAATCAACGCACTGCTTTCTTGCAGCTGGCTGTACCTATTCATTATTTTTTGAGCTAGTTCAGAATGGCCCGTTTGAAGCGCACGTTGAGCAGCAGGCCCATAAGTCTCAGGGTTGTTCAAATCAATGCTGCGGATAATCTGGTCTTGCTCAGTGACCCGGCGCATTCCTGGGTCTTCCCCGCCCAGCATCCTGCCAATGCCGCTGGCAAGTCCCCTAGCACCAGCGTAGATGCCAGCCTCTGCTCGTTGCATTGGGTCAAGCTGGGCATAGGCCAATGCCTCTTGCTGCAATGCAGCATCCTTCTGCTGTTGGTAACGCTCGGGGCTGACGCCGAACAAGGATTCAACAATTTGAGTCATGATTAGCGCCCCATGTAAGTAGTGGTGTCGTACATTCCACCATAGCCGGGCATTGATACCGGGCCTTCTTGAAAACTACCACCGCGATAATACTTTGACAGCGCATCTATTAACTCTGGGCTTTTGCCAGCACCAGAAAGTGCAGTGCCAAACGGGTTGTATGCATCGGCTTTTTGCTGTGATGCAGCAGCGGCTGTCGCGCCTTCCAAGCCGTACTTTCCAGCATAAGCGCCGCCTTGCATAGCCCTGCCGCCGAGGGCTGCGCTCATCTCCATCGGCTCCATGCCTTGCTGCTCCAGGCCATAGGCTTGTGCAGCGTAGTTGCTGTAGGGCTGCAATGCCCCTGTGACGTTTGCGTTGTACTGCCCATACAATCCGCTGCCAGCACCAAACAGTCCAGTACCGAACTGCATCCGCTGCTGCTCCAATTGCTGCTGTCTCTGCAACAGATCAGCACCAAACCCTTGTCCTGCCATGCCGTACTGCTGGCCTGCTTGCATTGCATTTATGCCAAACTGTTGGCGTTGTTGGTTTAGACCTTGGCCT